TCGTCGTTTCCCTCGTCGTCGTAATCGTCGGTCATGCCGCCCATGCGGAGCCTCCGGCACGTCGGCGGGTGTAGCGCGAACGCGGCTGCTCAATTGGATGCTTCGTGCCGGCATAGCGCAGCATCATGCAGGCGTAGCGCGTGGCGCTCATCAAATCGTCGCGTTCCTTTACGATCAAACCGTTGACACGATGATAAAGACGGAACTCCTCAAACCAGTCGTTAAGGTTCGAGAACACCTTGAAGCGGCCCGTGCTCATGCGCTCCAGCATGTCGGCGATACCAGCCTCGACGCCATTGCCGCCTTCCGCGTGCTCGGCGCGCTCGGGCAGCATGTTGACCCCGTGACTTTTGTATTGAGACGCAAGCTGCTCACCGCTGCCCTTGTCGCGGATCAGGCCGTCATGCGGCCAGGCTGTCGGTATCCACTCGCCCCATGATTTGATCTGCACCGCATGAATGGCAGGTATCTCACCGCGTACCCGGTAGCAGTGCGTAACATAGACGGTATCGCTGTCCCTATCCCATGCCAGCCGTGCGGCACCGAAAGGGTGATCAATGCCGAAGTCGACGCCGACGATCTGCGGCCAGAAGTCCGGGATCGGCATCGGATCGACGGATATTCTCTCCTCGGCGACGGGGAACACGCGACCCGAACCCATTGTCGGAACGCCCCTAGCGCGTGCCTCGCGCTCATGCGCCGGGTAGCTCGCAATGATGCGCGCCTTTTCCTCGGCACTGTAGTGGTCCACATCGTCTATCGTCATCGACGTGACGTGCCGGCTCATTAGAATCCTATTTCTACTGGCTCGGGATCGAGTGAAATCAATTTGCGCCTTCGCCAAGCAAAAACATGCTCACAACGTCACTCATCCCAAGCAGCGGCGTGAAGGTGATATACGCGAACTGCGACCGCTGCCCTCGGTTCGTCCGGGTGAGCCCTTCGGTGTAGATGTCAAGCGGCGGCTCCTCATCGAACCAAACCGCATCGATCGTTGGCCCCTGCCACTTTTCACGGCCCTTCTCGTACGCCTTGAAGTAAACGATGGCCTCGCCCGCCTGGACATCGCCACCACCGCCCCACCTCACCACGTAGTTGTCGAGCAGGTTCGGCACGCCCATGGCCCGATCAAAATCAATCAGGCAGTCCTTGGGTATTGTCCCGGTTCCCCATTCCTCTTCTCGTGGCGGGTTGCCGATCAGCACCCGTTGCGGGTTGTCCCGCGTGCTCTCGCCAGTGACGCCTGATGCCCAAATAATCGGCGCCTTGTCGAACGTGGCGCCCTGCCACCAATCGGGATAGCGGCCGGTCAAGTGCATCGCCGTCTCGAAACCGCCCGCCCAGGTCTTGCCGAGCTGGTTGCCGGCCATGAACAAGCGCTCATGATGCGTGGCGCCTGCCGTGTGAAAATCCCGTTGCTTAGTGTACGGGGCGTACTGCCTCAGCCGGTTCTGCGCTTTCCGCTTCGATTGCTCCCGCTCGAGCAATTTCAGCAGAGCAGGTATTCGCGAGGGCTCTAAGGGAAGCGAGGCAAGCAGCAAGTTCGGTGTCATCAATCTCACTCAGTGCATCGACCTTGATGTTGATGTCCTTTGGCAGGAGACCCGCAACCACTTTCAGGAACTCATGGGGCCGATCCTTGACTACGCAATCAATGGCGCCCTTGCCCTTGGTCTTCCATGCGTCGTGCAAGTCTTTTAGGAAGTCTTCGCCGAGCTTGTTCCGCGTGCCTTTCGGCCGCCCCGCTGGATTTCGCACCTCGCCGGGCTTGATCCAGCCCTTTGACCGACCGTCTTCCTTTTCCTCGCCATTTGTAACAGGAACACCGTCACTCACTTGGACAGCCTCTCGACTAGCGCCCTCATGCCAATGGCCCAATCCTTGGGGCTCACGTCCAGGCATTGAACAATCGCGATGTCCACAGCATGCCTGTCGGCATGTGGCAGGGTCTCATAATCCGCCAGCAGGTCGGATAGGGCTTGGGCCATCTGATGCTTGGCTGACTGCTTGGGCTTAGCGGCTGCTGTCACGTGACGGCCTTCATGCTGTTGATGATAGCGGCGGCATTGCCAAGGGTCGTGTACTCCTGGCGAGTGGGCTTGTGGTTGATTGTCTCCCCCGTGTTGACTGTTTCACGTGCAACATGAGGGGTAGGCGCGTCGTCATCATCGGATTTGCGGCGCCGATTGCGTCCAGCCACGAACCAGCACACCGGGGCCATCAGCATGAAGGCGAGCGAGTTGGCGCCGGCAATGCCGGTGTTCACGAACGTCTGAGTAACGCTGTCGGGGTTGATGGCGTCGGCGGCTTCGCGGCCCTGAAAGGTAAGCCAAAGCTGGGCGGCTACGTTGGTCTGATTAACCACTGCGCTTTCCACGTGCTTCGTGCCGGCGGCCTTCTCGCGGGCCGAGGCGATCACGCGCTTGGCGGCCTCGATCTTCTCCGTGTAGTCGGTCTTGGCTTCCAGCGTCTTGATGCGCTCAACCAGCTCGTCCCGCTCGCGGGTGCGATCGAGGCAGCGCTGCTTGCAGCCCCCTCGGGCGGCTTCCTGGCTTATGGCAAGCTCAAGGGCCGGCAGGCGAGCGCGCATGCTGTCGGCCGTAGCCGATGCCGCCCAACCGTGCTGCTTCTCAAGGCTGGCAAGGCGACCCTCGAACAATGCGAGCGTCTTTCGGGCCTCGTCGACATTGCCTCGTGCGTCGTCATACTTGACGTTCTGGACCGTGGTGCGCTGGATGTCGCCGACGCGGACACCGGCAGAATAGCCGAGGTGGCTTTGATAGGCGACAGGGCCGAGAATCAGGCATGTAACGCCGATGGCTATGGCGCTTCCCTTTGCATTCTTCTCCCACTCCTGGGCGGCGGCGTCAGGTAACACGGCAAAGACGATGGCCAGGAGCGCGAAGCCGACCCCGTGCCAGAACGTCTGGGTGATGCCGTACTGGTAGCAGATGAACGCATCGACGATGATGGCAAGGACGGCGAGGGCGAGGAAGAACTGCCCGAATGCGGTGTAGCTCTGCCAGTAGCTCTTGATAAAGCCGGACGGCTTAGCGGTGTGAGACATCGTGTGAGCCTCTTGAGTCTGATACGCTCACAGGTGCGTGCGGCGATTACTTGAGGGCCCATACCGCGCCGGCTAGGTACAGGAGCTGCAGCGGCTCGGCTGTGACGCGGGGAATGGGAATGCGGACAGCGTCGATGCTGATCCAGCCGAGCGAGAACATGCGCGAAGCCGCGTAGGCCAGGCCGATGGCGAGCACGAGCTTAGCCCACCAGACACACCAATGGCTTACCGTGGCAGCGATCTGAAGCAGCGAGGCTTTGAGGGTGGCGGCGTTCATTCCAGCAGCTCGTGAAATGTGTGCTCAACGTGGATGAGCGCGTTGCAGACCAGCACGCCGTTAATCAGCAATGCGAACAGCACCCAGAGCAGGACCAGCGTCACGTCTCGATTTCCTTGCGCAGTCGCTGGTCGAGGCACTTGACGGCGCCCATCATGTGGAACAGCGACCGGCCCACCTCGAAGCTACTAGTAATTCCGCCGTCCCGTCGTGTCGCAGCAACGGCCAGACCATCGATATCTCCGGCCTTTGCCATCGCAACATAATTGTCGAGCATCGTGAGAACGTCACCAGATGGGGGCCGTGTGAATGGCACCACCACAGGAACCGGGCGGCTATTGGCCTTCACGCGGTGGACGGGTTTGCCCATCAGAACCTCCACCGCAGGCCGATGATCGTAGCTACATCATCGCGGCTGGTGCCGGCGCCCCATTTGCTGACTGCGGTGCTGGCCTCGACAAAGCCAGACAATCCGTTAACGAATAGGGTAGTCTCCAGACCGGCGCCAGCGTAGAGCTGTCCGGTGCTGCCGAGCTTGAAGTCCTGGGAACGCCAGTCCACCAAGCCGTAAAGGTCCACATTGGGATTAAGCGCGAAGCCGAGCCGGGCGCCGAGCGAGCCGCCACGGGTCTCAGCCTCACCGAAAAATCCGCGGATGTTGGCGCCGAGAAAGGCGCGATCAAGCCGAACCTGGCAGCCGGCGCCGAACGCGCCGTTGGCCGTCCTGTCGCCAGCGGCGAGAAAGGTGCCGGCAATTCCGGCCTCCACATAGCATCCAGACAGAGCAGACGGCTTTGCCGTGAGGATTTGCTCGAGCGTGGCATGAGGCCCGCCCTTGTCGGCGGAATGCGCGTGCGAGGCGATCAGGGCCAGCGCAATCCCGGCAAATACTGCGAATTTCCGCATGATGTCCGGCTCCGTTGGCTGGCGTTCACGTGGGTTGAGGTAGTGTCCCCTCACCGGTCGACGTGGAGGTGTGTCCGGTGCTGTGCGGGCTGGCCGGCAAGGGTGCAGGCCGGTGAGGGGATTCGGTAAGCGTTCCGTGGGTGAGTGGCGTTGCGCAGAAAGGGCGGCCCGTTGACGAGCCGCCTTTGTGCTTTGGGCGCATGTCTGGATTGGGTGGCTCGACGGGTTTACCGGAGCCTGGGGCCGCGCACTTCCAACGACGCGCGGCTCATCCGTTATGCGCGTCTGCCATTGTTCGGCCTTAAAGTCAACCGGGTCTGAGGCGCGAATAGTGCATGATTTTGAGGTGGAGCTTCCCGAGCATAGAAACCGCTACGCTGCACATTTCGCCGTCCGTAGCCGCGATGGTTCCTGGCACGGGCGTCACACCTGGCGCGACCTCGCCGATCGTAACAGGCTGTCCAACTGAAAACGGGTTCTCGGCCTTCGTCGGTGGCGGCGGCGTCAGAGCGCTGGCAAACCGCTCGATCTCGTCATCTCGCGCCACGCCGAGCACTCGCAGCGCAATGGGTGAAATGCCTCGATCATCAAGGACGTGGCGCTTGTAGGCATTGCTGAGCCTGGCGGCCACGTAGGACGCCGCAGGGACAACGACCTCCTTTGTCGCCGATGAGTGCGGGAGGCGCTTAATTTGAGTCTGTCGCCATGCGTGCGGCTCGGCTCCCATTTCCTGCAGCATTTTTTCGGCCCGAAATACGTCCTTCCGGGCGAGTGCGCAGACGGTTCGCGTATTGGTCATGCGTGTGCCTTGTTGGTCGGTACGCAGGCACTTGGTGGTGCTGGTTACCGTGTTCGCCCCCATTTCTCGCGCTTGCTGGCGGCGATCTTCTGCGGCAGCGGCCGGCGTTTAGCCTTGGGCTTGACCTTGGTTTTGCCGGTGTCGTCCTTTTGGGCCGCGAACTGGTCGCCGATGTGAACGGCACGGCCACGGGCTGGAATCTTGAGTTTCGTGGGCAGCTTGGCCATTGCAGATGCCTCCTGTTCGATAGGGGCGGGGACGAAAGAAGAAAAAAAGGGATTTGGTTTATTCGGCATGCTGGCGGCTCTCTCCAGGGCTTCGTGATACGCGCGGCAGATTTGATAGACAGGGATCATTTGGCAGCTTTCATCAAACGCACGCACTCGGCAAAGGCCATGCGCTCAGCCGTGCGGCGGTCCTCGCCGCCGTCATACTCGCGTATGGCAGCGCGCTCCTCAAAACGGATGCGCCAGTCGTCGGGCCACGTCGCAGCGATGGCGGCAAAGTCGGTCATCCGGCAAGCTCCAGATTGAGTTGCGCCGGCTTTAGTTTCCAGACGGCGGCTAGTCGACCTGTCTCTGTCGGTCTGCGCTCACCGCTATCGACCACCACACCCTCGCCGCGCAAATCAGAAACGCGCTTCATCACCTGCAGGGTATTGAGACCTGTTGCACCGGCGATCTGTTCGGACGCGAGCGGGCCAAGCCGTTTCAACGTCGCATAAACCATTTTCTTGTGCCTGGCGGCCATGCCCTCGGCACGCTCGGCTGCCGCATGCGAGGTATCGATGTCGTTGGTGTGCGCGTGCTCGCGGGCGAAGTTGGTCATTCGGCAGCCTCCGCGATTTCATCCCTGTTCCACCAATTGTCAGACCAGCGCTGGGCAACCGCCGTCGTCTCAACTCGATCAAGCATATTTCCTTCTACAGCGTCGTCGTCCATGCCATCGAACAGCCCAGGCGCAATTACCGCATTGGCATCCGCCTTTGATGCCTCCTCCACGTTCTTGCACGCCTGCTTGTAGTAGCTCGTTTTGAGTTCGATGCCGACAGCTCGGCGACCGTGCTTGACAGCGCCGTAGGCTTCGCTGCCTACGCCCATAAATGGCGTAAGAACTACATCATTTGGATTGGACCACATCATGACCACGCGCTCGATCACATCGAGTTGCAGCGGGTGTACGTGCTTCTCGTCATCTGGCTCGCGTGCCTCGCGGTAGGGAAGAACGCGGCCAATACGGATGTCGTCCCAAACACAACTGGCATACTGTCGCCATATCCAATGCGACAGCTTGTTCTCGCGCTGATCGGTCGTGCCCTTGTATTTGAGCAATCCCGGTGGCACCTCGCGCCCGCCGACGTACTGATCGAAGCCGGTTGGATGCACCACGGGGTCCGGGTTCTCTCCGCGCTTGCGGAAAATCAGCAGCATATCGCCAGCGGCCACGGTGCATCCGGTGCTATCCTCCACGATCTGCTTGTGACGCAGGTGTTTGAGGCGCGTGCGGACGGCGACGCCGAGCGGTTCCTTCCATATCGTAATCCGACCGAAGAAATAGAACCCGGCCGCCTCGTGCAGCGCAATCAGATTGCCCGGAAGGTCGTGGTACCCGTCGCGCTGACCCTGGTTAGGGATGTCCATGCAGTGCACGGCCGATATTCGTCCCGGCTTGGTCACGCGGGCGAGTTCGCCGACGAGGTACTTGTAGTGATCGTAGAACTCACCATAGGAGCCGCAATTGCTCATGTCGTTGTCTGACGACGAATAATTGTAGAGCCCGCAGAACGGTGGCGAGTAAACCGTGAGCCCTACCGAATTGTCAGGGATGGACGGAAGCACCTCACAGCAATCGCCATTGTAAAGTGCGTAGTCCTTGGTGATATGTTGAGACTTCACAGCCATGCCGGCACCTCCACTTGATCAGTTCCATGTGTGCGACGCTGAATGCGCAGCGCATCGTTCATATGTTCAACCATTGAGGCAAACATAGCTTCGCAGGCATCCGCCTTGCGATTAAGGTTGTTGACAACACCAGATTGCGCCGATGAAAGCACGGCATCGACAATGACAGAATTTTTCTGCCCAAACCGCCAACAGCGCCTCACCGCCTGATACCATTGCTCGAAGCTATGTGTCGGGAAGTACGTCATCCTATTACAGTGCTGCCAGTTCATGCCAAACGCTGCAATTTTCGGCTTAGTCACAAGCACGCGGATGTCACCCTTCTGGAACGCTCCAAATACCTCTTCCTTGCGCTCGTCGTCGTCGGTGCCGGAGATTTGCGCCGACCCCTGGATCAGCCTCTCAAGCAGGTCGCCTTCATCGTTGAGGTGACACCATGCGATACCGCTTTTTGCGTCGGACAGCAGTTTAGCTGCCATCTCACATCTAGCCTCAACCGTGGCTCTTGTGTCGGCCCGCTGATCAGCCAAGCTCACAGCCGGCCTCTCGAACAGATCGCCATTGAATGCCGGAGACTGCACGACATGCTCGTTGGTCACAAGCGGAGGCAGCACAAACTTGCCATCAGCGAAACCTAGGTCAGATGGCTTGCGACATGCCCTAGCCCAGCTAGCCATCCACTTCCAAAAATGCGTTTCGGCGTGTCGCTTAAACCGCCACTTGCTACCGACGAATGCCGGATGAAGGCTGTCTTCGTCGTTTTTGAAGAACGTACCAAGCATGTCCATGTAGCCAAGATAGCCCAGCGCCTCGGACGACGTGCCGAGCTCGATATAGTCGTTCGGGGCTGCGGTCGCGGTACATAGTAACCGATACCTCACCTTGCGCATAAAATCAGTGATTTCGCCTTTACGCGAACCGTCGAAGTTTTTTATTATGCTGCTTTCATCGCAGACGACGCCGGCAAAGTCGTTGCAATCGAAATGATGAAGCCGCTCGTAATTGGTCAAAACGATGCGCGATCCTTTCTTGTTTCCAGTAAGGCTTCGCACCGCCTCTATATCGAACTTGGCCGCTTCGTCGGCGGTCTGCATCGATACCGACAACGGCGCCAGGATCAAAACCGGCTTGTTGGTTTTGCGAACGACGTTCTCCGCCCACACGAGCTGCATCAAAGATTTGCCCATCCCGCAGTCGGCAAAAATCGCGGCACGGCCATTCCTAACCGCCCATTCAACCAGCACCTGTTGAAACTCGAACATCGCGTCCGGCATAAACACCGGCTTGAACCCATCGCCAGCATCAAGCTGTGATTTCCTGCTGATAAAGTCAGAATATGCCAAACTCATGCCTCGCCTCCCGTCATCCGGCGCGTCGTGTCCGACGTGCGCTGGCCCTGCCACTCGCGCCGACGTGCATTCGCCACGGCGATGGCTTCCGGCATCCGGCTATCCGAGATCCACCTCGCGATGTGATAGGGCTCGATGATGCTCATCTGAGCGGATATCTCACGCTCGCTCGTTGCCGTGCCAATTCGCGCCAGCCGCTCGGACCACCAGCCGTCGAAGTCGTCGATGGGATCGAGCCCCATGGCAACCGTGTTCGGCACACGGCGAGCTTGGGAAACAGCATCTAGGCATTCGGCGACAGTCGGCCAAGCCCTGATCTTGCGTTCCCGCGCGATGATGTCGGCAGCCCGGTTTAGCGTAGTGTCGGATTGCCCCTTGAGCGCGTTGGCGTACTCGGCAACGATCGCGTCGTAGTCACCCTCACCAGGGGCGCCGAATAGCGCTTGCATCCGCGCCACGAATTTAGTCACGCCCTTCATCGGCAGCCTCCAGTCGGGCTATCGCTGCGGCCATCTCGGCAGCGCGGTCCCTACGCCTCGATTTCGATCTCAAAAAACCAAGCGCAGCGCGCCCCCCTGCCAAGGGGGGCTTAGGGGGTATCTGTTCTGACTCTGAATCTGTTCTGTTCTGCTCTGGTGCCGTTTCATGTAACGTTTCATCGGCGTTACATGGCTTTTTCCTGTGATTTTGCCGGAACTTGCGAACTCGCTCAGTTGAGCGGTCTGACACAAATTGCCGTTTCATCCAGTTGTGCGGCTCAAGTTTCTTGTCGCGGCGAATGTCGATCAAACCGAGCCCGATCAATTCGTCGATTTGGGTCTGAGCGTCGTGCACGGATGACCGCAGCCGAAATGAAATGTCGTCGATGCCTGGAAGAACGCCGTCGTTGCTGCTCGCGATGCAGAGGACATTCACCCACGCTTTGAACAGATGAGGCGGTAGCTTTTGCACCTTCGGATCGTCGAGCGCTTCATGATATAAACGAAACCACGTGATCATGACGCCACCTCGTCGGCCCGGCAGTGACTGCACAATCCGTCGTCCGATGACGGTATGTGGATTTCGCAGTCGCACTGTGAGCAGTACCCAATATCTTCCGGTTCCGGCTCAACATTTGTATTGTCGTCGTCTTGCAAATCAGGCATAACTTACCTCGTTCACTTGTTGAAACGGCGGGGTTGCTTCCAGGCTCCCGCCGTTTTTCTTTGGCTACTCTTCCAAACACTTGAACTTGGGTAGCGACGGCTCTCGCCCTTTGCTCTGAAATAGCTGGCGGGCTCTGGTCTCCAATGACCGGGCCTGCCGGCGTCGGGCGTTGGCCATGCCGCGCGGCCCCTTGGGGGTGCGCTTCGGCCAGGGCGTGTTGACGGTGGCCTCCAGATCGTCGATTTCACGGCTCACTGGAGCCTCCATGTCTCGTATGCCTCTGAGGCAATGATTCGGACAGCGCGACCGTCGCGCACGACACCGAGACCATTGCGGCACATCAGGGTGACATGCTCCCAGGTGCCCATCATCCGCTGGCAGCCGATGATGATCCCCAGCTTGCGATTGCGCTTGCGTGTGGCGGTCTTGCCGCACACGGCGCGATTTGATATGTTGCTCATGCGTTTGCCCACCTCCATGGGCGCGTTTGACGGTGGAGCACGGCTACTACCGAACTCACACCAAGGGAGCCGGGCTGTTACAGCAGCTCGGCTCTTTCCGTTTGCCCCAAAGAGGCCGGGCATTTGCGCCCGGCCAGTTAAGGGTCAACATGCTGCCACCGGGGTCTATCGGTGGCAGCGGGAGGCGGCTGTCGTCTGCGGGGCCGGTCCCCTACTCGTGTGCAGTCGCTAGCAGTGGGCCCTAGCACCGGCGGGCCACCACACACGCGCAGTACAACACAGCCGCCCGCCGCTATCGGCAGGCGTAGACGCAAACGCAACGAAGTACAGAAACGCAGACTGGGAGAGATCAACTAGACGGGGCCGAGACCCCGGATTTCTTCACGCGGCGGCGAGGTCGTTTCCCCTTGCCCGCCGGTGCTTTGGGGGCCTGTACGCCTTCATGAACACGCGAAGCGCGTCAATGGTTTCCGGCTCCATCTTCCGGCCGCGCCTCACCTCATAGACAAATCGCCGGTCGCCCATGGCTTGCTCACCGAACAGAGCGGCCGACATCTCATGCCGCTCGAGGAACGCCTCAATCTCTTGGGCGGCCTCGGCGCGTAGGGCGTTGATCTGGTCTGCAATGGTCATGTCTGGCACCATAGTTGGGTTGCGCCCACCAGTCAAGGTATAGGGGCATCAGGGCTGTTGAATACGAGTTATCCACAACAGTTGGGTGGTCCCTACGATTTTTGTTGACTGGTAGGGTTTAGCCCACTATGTTGCATGTCATCACCGGCCGCCCGGTGTAGCCGCCTCTGCAACCCCTGGAATGGTCCAGGAACAGGCGGCCGGTGAGTGGAGGAATAAGCAAATGTACGACACTTGCGATTGCTGCGGATGCCGCATGAAATATGAGCGCATCGCCGAAACCTACACATACATCTGCGAAGACGATCAGTGCCGCGCTTGGGGTTACCGCGAGCTGGGTAAAAGTTTCACAGCTTTGGCCGTTGGCCCCGAGGAACCATCAGAGGAAATCCCCGGATGTGTGTGGAGGCACGCTGCCACGCCGTTCGCAGACAATTATTG